TGTGGCCAATCCAAGAATCGTAGTCAGCCATTCTTTTTTCTATTTCTTCTGGCGACGCATCAACATTTATGTTGTCAAAATATTTTTTGGCGACTCGCTCTAAAAATGCGATTGCTTTAGGGCTGTACTTTTCAAAGAGCTTCGCTATCGCTGACATTTTCCAATGCTCCGCTGTTTTTCAGTACGCCATAACCGACAGGCAATGCTCCCAATGTGCTCAAGAACTCAAAAATCCCACGAGTGTCTCCAGCTTTAGGAGCTGTAATCGTTTCGCCAGTAACTGATGATTTGATTGGTGTGGTAGCTGGCACGCCTTGACCATATATCGGCATGCCTTTCTTCATTTCAGCTGAGATGCTATCACCAAATGACCCATATTGGTCGTAAAGGTCAACAAGGACTTTAGTGATCCCCATGTCTTCAGCAACACGACTGCGGTGACGACCTTCGTGACCTGTGACTTGAGCTAATGGCTCCTCTTTGGAGCCAACTCTCACTGAAGCTGGGCTAGTAGGCATTTCAACAATCAAGGTTGCAGCATCGTCAAGAGGATATCCTTGCTCAACCAACTCTCTTATGGCAGCTTTCCTATCAGCAAAAGACATTCCTTCTCTGAAAGAAGAATCAGAAAGATATGGCGCGAGAGTCCTCATATTAGCTGGATCCATGAGAGCTATGGCAGAGTTAGCTGGATTTTCTGCTGCTTCTACCGCGATTTTCTCTAGGTACTCAGGTTTGTAGGCATAAAACTGCTGAGGAGCTTTGTCATACAGATTCTGTAGTTTTTGTGCAGCTTCAGCACCCATCGGGGAGCTTGAGATAGGGGTGTCAACTCCCATAGCCTCGTACTTATTGACCAAAGCCATGATAAAGTCTCTGACTTCGAGCGACAATCTTGGTAGAATCTTTGCCAATGCTGCCATATCAATTAATCACGTACATTTTCATCGACAGAGTCAAAATATTTAGTAAGACTTTTATCATTCACAGAATTATCGACAAGATCAATGTATTCTTGCCTTGCTTGTCTTACAGCCTCTCTACTCAAAACTTCAACTTCCTGATCAATGAGGTCGTCTTGTATTGATGTTATTATTTCCCTATCTTCTTGTGGCAAATCTTCTAAATCTATTTTTCCTTCAAAATAATCATCCAAATTTTTGCCGTTATCAGAGCCTTTAAGGGCAGATATCACATCACCTGCAAAAGAAGGATTCCTGTTCAATATGTATTGGACATCGTCACCACTTTCAGGCAAATAATCAAAAAGTTTATTGTCCAATTTTAATGCTTCATTGTCATTAATCATCCTGTAAATAAAATTACCATCTATGGCTTCAAAATAATTAAGACCATCAAGACTGTCAACAACATTGCCAGCATGACGACCTTCGTGAAACTTAAAAGATGGGGCATCATCAACGGCTTTCGCGACTTGTTGAACTACTGGCAATGTTGAAAGGGCTCCTGCGGCAAGCGACCCTTGCATCAAATCTCGTCTAGTTTGATCAAATGCAGCAGTTTGTGGTGTTGCTTTGCTTGCGAGATTCATTAAAAAGTTTTTAGTTGGCTTGACGAGTGCTTTAGTCAGAGGATAAGCCTCAAGTGCAGAGAGGCCACCAACAACCCCTGCTGTGACATAGTTGCCTTGATCAGCTTGTTCTTTCACATCTTCTGGTATGAAAGCAAGACCTGCAGGAGTGAAGTCAGTCAGCCCGATGCCCATTGCAGGAGCATCTTCGCGTGTTGTCCCAACAATCGCTTCGCCAGTGCGTTGTGCTCTGTAGTTGTCTGAGACCAAGCCTGTATCTAAAAGAAAATTAGCGATAGCTTGCTGAACAGACTGGCGCATTGTTGGCTCTTCTGGTGCAGCAATTCCCATACGGTAGTTTGGATCGTTTGTTTTTGGTGTTTCAGCCATTAGACCTGTCCTCCTGATAATTCACGAGCCAGAACATTCAATGTGTCCTGGAATCCTTTGTCAAGTTCCTTTGCAGCCATAGCGAACTGTCTAGGACTAACAGCACTTATCTTCCTGCGATCAAGAAAACTTTTTGCTGCTCTTATTTCAGCTGCTGCTACTTTTTTGATTGCTGCTTTAGCCATATCACCAAGCCTTACATGACCAATAACGTGCTTTCGTCTTTGGTCCAGGATTATCACAATTGTGTCGAGATCGGAAGTTACTCCTGCGACCTTTTTGATTCTTTTTGATTCTCATGTTAGGATCACCGAATGTGACACGCTTGACTTTGTCACCGTCCTGAACATAAACGACAGACTTCTTTTTGCCATAGCTTGGCTCGCCTTTGCCGATGCGACGAGGCTTGTTCAGAGAAACTTTGCGTCCTTTGTAGGTTGCCATCAGGATTTTCTCGCTTTCGCTTTCGCACGTTCTGATAAATCTTTCATGTGATAAAGGTATTTGCTATTAGAGGTGTGTTTTGCGCCAGACATCAATTTGCCTTTTGCATCTTTGTGAGTGCCACCCTTGTGCTCTGTCCCGTCTTTGAAGAAATGCCTTACACCTTTAGCCACGCTTCTTTGCTCCCGTCTTTTTCTTGCCACCTTTCAGCAGATCAGCATCTGCCTTTCTTGCGCCACCTTTGCCTGTTGCGAAAGAACGAACCCTGCCGATGGCCCAAGAGGTTGGTGTCTGTCCAGGACGAGATCCTGAAGAATAAAAAGCTCCCATGCCACGCTTGGCAACTTGCCGGAGTTTTGCTTTGGAGATCCCTGATGACTTGCTGTACTTCTCGATAGCAGCCTCAAGCGAGCCTCCTCCTCCTTTTTTCGCTGGCTTTTTTGTAGCTTTTTGTGACATTCTTCGATCTCCTTTTGGCGATACGATCCATCTCAGCTGGAGTTAGTTTACCTTCTTTGTACTTCTTGGCGGTGCTTTTTATCTCAGCCTCTGCAGCTTTTTTGTTTTTCGCACCTTTGACGTATTTGGTGTTGACGCCACCTTTGGTCTTGGGTTGTTTCGCAAACTTACGCTTTGTTGCCACGTTTGTTCCCTCTGTAACCAGAAGCATATATAGCTCTGCCTTGACGTTCAGCAGCAGCCTTGGTCTTGTAGACTTTGCCGGACTTGCCCCAGCGATAGCCACCTTTGACCTTTTGAACAGGCATCAGTGACCGCCTAACAACTCATCCATCATTGAGCGGACATCACCACCTTTGAGCTTCATGACTTTGACTTTCATCTTGCCATCGCTCATGTCTTCTTCATCTTCGTACTCTTCGCCTTCATCATCATAGCCTTCGCCATGCATTGCTTCGTGACAAAGTAGCATAAAGTTAGCCAGCTGATCGTCGCTTAACTCAAGTCCTGGGGCATCTGCTGGGAAGCCCATTGTTTCTTCAAACGAGTCTCGCAGACCCTCCATATCACCTATATTGACAGTTGCCATTTAACTCTCCTAAGACCGATTTGACGGCAGATTTTCTCACCATATTTCATCAATATGTGACCAGTGATTGATGTTTTACCAACTTCGCCACCAGACAGCTCGTGTGACATCTGATTAGCCCAAGCAAGTGCCAAAGGCTTGACGATTCTGTAAACGATTCCTTTTTTCCTGACTTTCTCAGCCAGAGGGATGCCCCAAAGTGCATAGCCAGAGTGAACGACAGGATCAACAAGCTGACCATAAAGTAGGTCATAAGCAAAAACTTGCGAGTCCATGTCACCCATCTCATGCAGTGCTGTGCAGATGTATTTACCCCCGCCACCGCCACCGCCTGACGATTGTTTTGTTTCTTCTGCCCTTTTTGCTTCTTGCTCTCTTGCAAAATCTGGGTCGTAATTTGCAGCATTGGAGATATTTGACCTATTCTGTTGGGATGATTTCTCCGCTCCAGGAGTTTCTGTTCTTTGAAGAGGAGCCATTGTCATTGGGGTGTTGAACTGATTAACTGCTGATGTGAAATTAAATGTTTCTGGCGAATACAATCCTGATGGCGTTGTGCTACCAAAGTTGAATCCTTCTGTGACACCAACATCGGAAGCAGCAAGGCCAGAGCCTATGCCGAAAGCTCTTGACTCGTTAATGCTTACCACGCCATCTTTGTTAGTGTCGGCTGCAGCTCTTGCTGCATCAAAAGAAGACTCGCCAACCATCCCACGGACAGTATCAAAGAATCCTGGATCTTCAACTCCCATTGCTCTGGCTGCAGCTTGTTCTGCTGCATAACTTTGACCAAGGTTGACTGCTGACGGAACCAGACCTATTGGATTCGAACCTGCTATTGCGCTGAAAAGAGAAGAACCAAGGTCTCTTCCTGTAATGTTTAATCCACCAAGAGATAGCTCTGGGTTTGTTGATTGGAAACCTTTTGAAATGGTCTCATAATCTTGAGGAGTTAAATTACCAAAAGCACCTAAAGCCATCACATAGCCCTCATTGGTTGTTGAGGCATCGGTTGCTGTTGCTGCATCATCATCTGGCTCAGTGCACCCATCTGACTCGGTTCACCTGTCATTCGACTGCGGATCTCAGCAACTTTGTTTGCGAGATATTGTGCCATGCCTTGATCTTGAGGCATCGCTGGTTGTCCTTGAGGCATTTGTCCTTGTGGTGCTTGAGGAAGCCCACCAAACGCAGAAGGATTGACAGGAGGCAACTGTTGTTGGGGCATCATCGCCTGCATATACATGTTAGATATTGCTTGGTCCAGATCCATCAATCATTTTCTCCTGCATCTTCATAGCATTCTTTTCACGCTCAATAGCGAGGTCTGCTTCAAGTTTAGCGATTTTTGCTTCAAGTTCAACCTGAGTTTTCATCTTCTGAACTTCAAGGTCTTGTCTTGCCTTGGCCTGATCAATCTGAATGTCTGATTGTGCCTTGGCTTGATCAGCCTGAATCTCAGCCTGAGTTCGTGCTTGCAATGCCTGAGCTTCGAGTTGAGCGAGCTGTTGAGCATATTGAAGTGGGTTTTGACCTTGACCTTTGCCCATGGCTTGAAGTGAACGAATCGGTTGCATCTGTGGTGCGCTTTGAACCACCTGTGCGGCACGCTGACTGATGAGCATGTCAAGTTGTGGGTCAATGTCCTGCATTTTGAACTTAGGATCACGGATGTCTGGCAGGTTCGGCAACGGCATAGCGATGCTTGCTTCCATCCGCTGACGATACAACAGAGCTATATGCTCAGCCACATGCGCAATGAGGATTGGTTGCAGTGCTTTGGCCGCAGGGTTGCCACCCAACGATGGATCTTGCAGGAACTGCAAATGCACCGCGATGTGTGACTCGTGGTCTTGCTCTGGGAATGCACGGATCGGCTTGCCATACATAACCGAGAGATTCTCGTCAATTGGGTCTGTTCTTGGTGCTTCATCTGGCTTCTTCAGTATCTCGTCAATTCCTGGAATGCGAATAGCTTCATACATCCGCTTGTATGCCTCATACATATCATGAAGCTGAGGAGCTGATTTTGCCATCTCAAGAATGGCTTGTGCTTGAGCAATACGTTGTGCAGTGCTAAAGATGTTTGGATCACTAACAGGCACGATGTCAATACGATCATTGAAATCTGCTGCATAAATAGTTTCGGAAGCACCGCTAACTGCAAATGGCATTGACTCTGGCAAGTACATAGCATTGAGTTTGGCCAATAACTTGAACTCTTGCCCTTGTGAGTGATGCAGACGTTTGTGAATTGCTGAGAATGCTTTGCTGCCTTGCTCAATCAGAGCGACAGTCGAGCCAACTGGGGCATTGGGATTGACATCACCGACATTGAGATCAGCTGTGCTCGCGAATCTTTGACCAGCCTCTGTGATAAAACCAAGCAACTGCATGAGTGTGCTTGATGGCTCTTTGAACGGCAATGGCATGATTGCCTTGTTGACATCATCGACAGTTGCGTCTAGGTCAACGAACTCTCCAGGATTTACGTCAATCTCTCCACCACTGACACGACCTTTTAGCTTAAAGCCACCTTGCATGTTCGCAAATGCAGCAGAATCTAGCAGAGCTCTCAATGCACCTGTTGCAGCTTTGCCAAGACCACCAATCATGTGGTAAAGGCCAAAGCCATAAAAACCTATGCCAGGAAGAAACTTGTAACTGACGAACCAGTCGCGTCTCTTTTTCTTTGCATCGTCTTCTTCCCAGTTGCGTCTGATGCTGACAATTTTCTCATTGTCATAATCAACAGTAATGATATAAGGGAGCATAACAACAGTTTCACTGTCTTCATCCTCTTCTGTGAACCCATCAATGCCATCAAACATATCGTAAACGTGCATTTCGAGCAGAGTCACGACCTCATCATTCTCATCATCACCATCTTGGTCAACACCTTCGACCATAGACACAACGTCACCAGACGGATCGTATGAACTGCCATCAAACTCAATTGGCAGATACCAGCCAGCTTCAACATACTTGTTGTATTCGTTTTTAGGTATGCGAATGATGTGGGTGTATCTGTTTGATGTGCTGATGTTTGTGCTTTCTGCCGAGACAATGAAGTCTTCTGCGCGTATGAACTCTGAGCACTGACGATCAAGACTTGCGTCCCACCAGACCTTCTTGAATGCATGACCAACCAGAGGCAGCTGGAACAACATCTGATCAAGGTCAGGGAAATACTCCTCCATCTGCTGTGTGATCTGATAATTCATGAAATCACGAACACGACGAGCTTGCTCTTCTGTTTCTTCGTTTGGCTCACCGACTATTGTCGTTTTGACTGGACCACCAGAAGGATACAATTCAGCAATAGCTCTGGCATTGAACTGAGTAGCAGCCTCTGCCATCATGGGGTGAACAACTGTGCTCAAGCCTCTTGCTGCGCGCTCATCTTCACCCTCTTCAAGACCACCATCAGGATCAAGTGTCTTCAGGCCATCTTTGTAACGCATCTCCCACTCAGAGCGAGCATTCTTGTCAGTTTCGTAGTATCTGACCAATGTATTGGCTTTGCGATCAAGTGTGCGCTGTTCAATGACTTCTGCCAGATTGGCA